TATAGGGTAGAGTTAAAGGTAGAACTAACAGGTTCATCCGAATACTTTGATGATGATTATATATTTGAAGTAACTGACTAATGGCATTAGATAAAGAACTAAGAGTTAAAGAACTAAACACAAGTGGTTCATCCGCAGTGAAGTCTATCGACCCGTATGGTAGACACAACTTCTTTGCAGAGCAAATGAAAGAAGTAAATGGGTCTATGGATGGTGAGATGTTTAGTAAACTAAAGAAGCCAAAATATGATGAGAAACAACTCTTATTAGCAATTGATGCAGATGTTGATGAACTAATTCCAAAAGCACCCAAAGATTTACCTGATGTAGTTTTAAGAAGTGAGTATGATGCTTTACAAGAAGAATTAAATAAAGCTAATGCTAAAATAGAAGAACTAAATGATATTATAGCAGAACTTCGTTCAAAGGTATCAGATTTAGAATCACAAATAGCTGGATTAAAATCAGAATTAGATGCAGCATTACTTAGAGTAGCAGTAGCTGAAAACTCAGCTGAAGCATCTGCTGATAAGTTTGCACAAACGGCTGTAGATTTACAACAAGCTATTCAGAAATCGGTAGCAGAAGCAATCGAAAGAGTTTCATTAGAAGCGCAAGTAGAAGGTTTAGTAGCACAGAAAGAAGCACTAATCGCTCAGATAGGTTCATTGGAAGAACAATTTAAAGGTAAGAGTGCAGAATTAGCTCAAGGTGCTGGAACATCAACAGGAGATAGTTCATCAGGTTCATTCACAGCAAGGATTGCAAATGCTTCGCCGGGCGAAAATGATATGATTGTAAAAGGTGCAAATGAGAAAAGGGGAGGACCTGATATTAAATGGGATGTGGGGCCTGATATTGTTGTGTTAAATACAACCGCAGAACCTCTAAATGTTAAACTTTCATCAAGTGATTCATTATTTACCGCAAATGATTCAGCAACGATTCCATCGGGTGATAGCGCAACATTAACAGTAAAAGTTAACAAAGGTAGGATGAAACAATTAAAACCAAAAAGAAGTATATCAGCTTCAAAAGATAAACATTATAGTGGTAAAATAACAGTAACTGGTAATGGTGAGACATTTGAATTTGGTGCTAAACTAATAAAGAGAAGAAAGAAATAAAAAATGGCATTAAAGAATTATAAAGAAATATTACAAAAAGAAGCTCAAAGAGTAGATATCAAAGATAGAAAAATCTTTGAAAGAGGTTCTTTGCCATCATTCTTTGGTAGAGGTGTAACTGATACTATTGAGTTTATTCTTTATGATAATGGTGATAATCAACTACCTCAAGGTGAAAGTGGTAAGTTAGTTAGATATGTAAATATTGCTGATGTAGAAAATATTAGAAAATATATCCTAATAGCAAGAGGTAAAACTTCTAATGCTACTACTGAATATTTTGTTGATATAGAAAGATTGATAAATGAAGCAGGATATAAAAACGGATTATTTAGAACTCAAATATCACTACTAAATAAAAGGGTTGGTAGTGAAGCAAATCAAAATAAGGTTTGGATACATGAAATATCACCATCAAGAACAGAAATAAGAGTTCTTCCAATCAAACCTGATACCCAAATAATGGAAGATGATTTGAACGAAAGATATAATATATTTTTAAGAAACGGAGAATTTAGAGATGATGTTGTAAATCGGTTAGATGGATTTATAGATACTATAACTACAGAAAAGGTTTTAAAAAAACTAAACGCATTATTTGGAGCTGATTGGGTTAAAAATGTAAAAAGAGAATTTAAAATAGATGATTTTGAAAAATTTATAGACCAGTGTGTTGTAAAAGCAAAAGAAGCTATAGGGTATTATGTTAGTAATAGACAATATAAAATTGGTACTAAAGATTATGGAAAACCAATGATAGTAAATAAAAATCAAACAAGTTTTGATTTATCTACTTTAGTAAAAACATCTAATGAGATTATTTGTGATATAATCGCATTTTATTTACCAAAAAGAAATGTACAAGTTCAATCAGTACCATCTATAACTAAATTAGAATCAAGAGATAGAATAGATAGTATCCTACAATCATTTGGAACATCGAGAAAAATAGATACAAAAGTATCTGTTATGAAGAGGGTAGTAAAACCACTAAAGGTAACAAAAGCTAAAGTTGTTTCAGAAAAACCAGCTCCTTCAAAAGATGTAGTTATAAAAGGAGATACTAAAAGATATTATTATTACCAAGTTACAAGTTTTCGAAAAAGAAGTCTTTTCAAAAGGAGAAAATCTTCTTTTGTAACAATTGAATATATCCAAATGGATGGTGATAAAGTTTCATTTACTTTACCAAATAAAAAATCTGTAAGAGTATGTGCTTTGGAGGGAAGTGTAAAAGCTATAAATGGTAGAGCTAGAATAATTAAAAAAGAATTATGTGTAACAGATACACCTGTTCCAAAATTTATAACACCAAAAGTTCAAGATGATATTAAACCAAAAGATTTAACAAAAGACCAGCAAGATATTATTAATAATTTACCTGATATAGATAAAATTAGAGAGAATATAAAGATTGAATTCCAACCACCTAAGTTTGATATGGAAAAAATGAGAAGAGAGATAAAGAAAAAATTAACTTTACCTAAAATATCATTTCCAACATCTTTCTTAGTAGGAGCAGTTAATCCTGCTAATTTAGGTAAATTTACTGGATTTGTTCCAAAGGGGCCAGATGCTAATATGTTTAACAGAACAGTCAATCAAAATTTAGCAGCTAGTTTTATGAGAAGTTTTAAACGAAAACCAAAACCAGTAATTAGAAGAAAACCTATTCGTAAACCAACACCAATAGTACCAACAAGTCTTAGAACAATAAAACCTAATAATAATGTATTAAAAAATATAAGGAATAAATCATTGAACAATATATTTAGACCTAAAAGGAAAAGTGGTAGAGTTAGAACTGCTCCACCAAAAAGAAGATTCAATCAACCAATTCTTCCACAGCCAAGTAGAAAGGCAGGTAGAATTTCGTTTAGGAATATTAGAAAACCAAAATCTTCTTTAGGTAGTAGAACTACTAGAGCAGTTAGAAGTAGAGTAAGAAAAGGTACATTTCTTGGTAGAACAAGATTAGCTAGGAGAAATAGAAATAGAGGATAATGAGATTTAGAAAGAGAAGAAATTTTAAAAAAGCACGACCATCTACTAGAAGAGGGCGTAATAGTGTAGGTAGAAAGAAACTGCCTAGTTCTTCACGAAATTTTTTATCTATAGTTAAGGCAAATGCTGGAGCACCAAGAATACCAGCTACAATACCTGTATCGGTTAAAAATACTATAGCATCTGCTATAGTAGCTGCAAGAGCACCAAAACCAATACCAACGCCAGCTCCACCTCGATTTACACCAAGACCAGCTCCTAAAAATCCTGTAGTAATAAGAAGGACTCCAGCGCCACCACCACGTAGAATCCCTCCAAGATTTACACCAAGACCAGCGCCAATCATTACTACACCGATTACAAGAAGTGCTTTACCATCTCCAGCTCCACCAAGAGCAGATAGAGGATTTCAAGATATAGCACCACCTATAATACAACCACCACCAAGAATTTCGGTTGGTGGTAGACCAAGAACTTTAGGTAATGCTCTTACTAATAACTTAGTTGTACCTGATAGAGTTCAACAAAGAATATTAGGTTCTCGTGGAGGAGGAGGACTAGATAGTGGTGGACTGAGTGGTCTTAGATTAAATAGAACTCAAGCTGGATTGCGTTTGCAAGGTGAAGGTTCAGGATTAAGAGGATTTTCAACTGATAGAGCTTTTGATGATGCAATTAATGATGCTAATGTAAGAGCAAATCAAGTAATAAGAGAAAGTGGAGATAGAGATTTACTAAGAGGTGATGGAACTATGGCTCAATTACCAGCTAAACCTGCACCTTTTATCAAACCTAAACCACAAATAATAACACAACCAATAGTAGTATCACCGCCAGCTGGTAATGTTTCTGTTAATGTAACATCCAACCCATCAGGCGCTGAGGTATTAGTTAATGGAACAAAGGTAAATTCACCAAACACACCATCACAATTATTTTTTACTCTTAAAGAATTACTTTCTAAAAAAGAAATTAGAGTTAGAAGAACTGGATATAAACCTAAACTTTATTATACTATTCAATCAAAAATTGAAGAAGAGGTTAAAATAAAACAAGTACCAACAGATGATTTCGGTATTGGATTCGATACATCCTCTATAGATAGATTTAGATTAGGTGGTAGAGATAGATTTGGTGGAGGGCCATCTGTAATGGGTGGAGGGATAAGTGGATTCACAGGCCAACCAATACCTCTTGATAGAAATAACTTCAATAGAAGAATTTTCAGAAAGGTTGAAGAAAGAATACAAGTATTTAAAGTTGATGTTAAATACTATGAAAATGGAAAACAAAAAAACTTTGTTTCTGATTCTGTATCAAAAGTATTCCCATTACATTTTGATTTAGTTAAAAATAGTAAAGTAGACCCAGACCCAATAGATATTGATATTAAGGTACCTGATGATACACCACCACCACCAAAAGCAGTTCCTGAATTATTAGTTGTAGGAACAAGCGATAATGCAGTTGGTAAGTATGCGGCTACAATAACTTCTAAAACTGCTCCTGTTCAAAGAATTGGTTTAGATACTTTTAAATCCAAAGAATCTTTCGAAGTTACGATTAGAGCAAAACAACCTCAGGCGTATCAAATAAAAAAATTCTTTGTTTTAAAAAACAAAATAGAAGATGATGTAGATAGTAGATTCGAAGAAGTACCAGCGCAAGAAATTACATTAGAGGTAAACGGACCAATGAGTTGTGCTATAGAGTTTGTTAAAAATGTACCTATTTTAGTACCTTCTACAAGATTAAGTGGTACATCTTTTAAATACAACTTAGCATCACCGATACAAATACCTTTAGGATTTGATTCTACCAATTCAGATAAAACAACATTTAAATTAGATAGAACAACACTTACAGAAACAGGTGATTCGGGTATATTCACAATAAGTAACAAAATGTTTAACAAAGGTGTTGGTCAATATACTGGATATGTTGTTCCAAGTAATAACGAATATGGAGATGGAACACCAGTAAGATTTTCTATAAATGTTGTAAATGAAGTTAGAGTTTCAACTCCTGATATTATAAACATATCATATCCACAATTATTAAAAGGAGCTGACTTTGCAGGATATAATGTACCATTCTCTGTTCAGTATCAATCAGTAAACACAAACTTTGTAAACATTTATTTAGGTAATAAAAATATTCCATATGGTAAATTCTCACCAAATCAAAGTGTAGAATTTAATGTAGAGAGTATTATTAAAAAATTAGATGGTAAATATAAAGAAGATGGTGATAGTATCATATTTACAATATTATTACAACCACATAATACATCAACTAAAAAAGAAGTAATTGGTAAGTTAGAAGCTATTGATATAGAATTTGTAAAATCTGATTTAGAATTACCAAGAGATACTACTATAGAGCAATTATGTGATGGATTTGATTTCGATACAACTTTATTTGATGATGATACATCTAAATACTTAACACACTTAGCACATTTTGGAGCAGGTGATAATAAACTAATTACAACTTGGGATACTGATGACCAAACATTCGCAGAATATGATACGAATAACTTATTACAATTACCAGACCCAAATAATAAAACAGGTGGATTTGATGCATTAGTTCTAAAAATGTATGAACCTCTTCCAAAAGAAGTTCAGCCAAACCAAGAACTATGGATTTCTAAAATAGTAACTAGGCCTGTAATTGAAGAAGTTTCAATTATAGATGATTCAGAAGAATTTTGTGTAACAATTAAAGGACCTAACTTTATGGTTAATGATTGTGGTGCACCTGCTGATACTGGATTTGAAATCATAGATGGATTGGTAGCTAGTGGTTCTGAATCATCAGCTAAACTTATTGATACATTCGTATCATCATCTGGTGTTGATACAAAAAAATTAAATATAGAATATGTTTCTTCATCTTATGATTTTATAGAAACAGAAAAAGGTTACTCTGTTGATGGAACTGTAAGTGAAGCATATAGATTCGATAACTTTGTACACTTTGGTTCAGCAGAAGAAAGAGCAAGAAACTATTTTTACAAATTATCTCTTTTAGAAACTTACAAAAATGGTATAGCTACAATAGAAAGTGGTAGTGGTTCATCAACTGGTTCTTTATCTTTACTCAGAGAAAAAGAATCATTACAAAAGAAAATAAACGATGTAAAAGCTAACTTTGATGGATTTGAACATTTCTTAACAGATTCGACATCATCATTAGCATTTCCAAAAGAATCAGATGGAGTATCCCTTCAATCAACTGGTAGTAGTGATTCAATAGCTTGGTACAATACTCTCTTAGTATCTTCCTCAGCATATGATAAAGATAATGTAGATTATTTACCAAACAATATTCCTAATTACATTAAGAATGATGATGAACAAACTGATTTTATAATGTTCTTAGATATGATTGGACATCATTTTGATATTCTTTGGACTTACATTACAGCGTTAAAGAAAAATATTAAGGTAGAAGAAAAACAAAGAGTTGGTATTAGTGATGATATGTTAAAACATATTCTTAAAAACTATAGTTGGATTCCACACTCTTCACAATCAACAAAAAGATTATGGGAATACGCTTTAGGATATAGAGATTCAAAACAAACATCAAAGTTAATTAAAAGTGGTAAAGAGTATGAAAATACAATTTGGAGAAGAATCTTAAATAACTTACCATATCTACTAAAGAATAAAGGTACTCGTAGAGGATTAAGCGCAGTTCTTTCTACATATGGTATTCCATCATCACTCCTTACTATTATGGAGTTCGGTGGACCAAGACAACAGGATTCACAAACAACTACATTTACATTTGATGATAGAACATCAGCAGTAGTATTACCAAATGCAACTGATGATGCATCTATATTAGTAGATTGGAAATTAGAAAATGGTGTATCATCATCACACGCTATTGAAGCTAGATTTAAAACAAGTCAACAACATACACAATCACTTATTAGTAACGAACCATATTGGAATATTACATTAGAACATCAGCATGGAGTTACTGGTAGATTAAACTTTTCATCATCATTTGGAGAGGTAATTACAGAATCAGGTTCATTATTTAACAATGAGTTTACACAACTTGTAGTAAATGTGAACCACCATTCGGCATCTGAAAATGGAACTTCTGAATCTATAGAATTAGTTGCTATGCAAGATTTCCAAAGTAGAATTAGAATGGGTATAAGTTCATCAACTGATTTTACTTCATCAATCAATACATTCTATAGTGGTTCTCAAATAGAATTTGGTACAGGATTTACTGGTTCTTTTGATGAGATAAGAATATGGAGTTCATCACTTTCATCATCAGTAATTCAAGACCATACACTATTTCCTGAAAAGGTTAGTGGTAACCACATTTCATCTTCTACTGAAGATTTAATGCTACGATTAGATTTTGAAAAACCTAAAAACTTAAATACAAATACTGTTATACCAAATGTTGCACCTGATACAGGTTCAAATGGAACTATAAGATACGCTAGTTCTGCAACCGCTAGTAACTTTGATGATAACTCTACATATCCATATCACTACGAAGTGTATGATAGACAAGTAACAGCAAAAGTTCCTTCTATGGGATTCGGACCAGCTGATAAGTTTAGATTTGAATCAGCATCATTAGTACAAAATCTATCTTATAGACAAAGAGCTACAAAGAAAGCATTTGATAGTGCACCATTAGATTCAAATCAATTAGGTATATTCTTATCACCAAACAAAGAATTAAATATGGATATTATAAAATCATTACCTGATTTTGTAATTGATGATTATATTGGAGACCCATCACATCAATATTTAGATGATTATCCTGATTTAGAGGGATTAAGAGAATATGTGTTTGGTAGATATAACTTAAACATATACGAATATATTAATATTATAAAATATATTGATAAATCATTGTTTGAAACAATTAGACAAATGATACCTGCTAGGGTTAAAGTAATGGATGGATTACTGATTGAACCTCACTTCTTAGAAAGAAATAAAGAAGAAAGAAAAAAACCACAAGCAGAGTTAATGGAATCTAAAGAGGGTGTACAAGATATTTCTAAAAACTCTATAGTTGATATTACATCATCTGTTGAAATGGAACAAGCAGATTTAGATTTAGAAAACTTAATTGAATTTGAACCATCTATACCACAACATGAAACTTTAATAAGTGAAAGTTCACAACCTAGTCTGTTGATTAACTATAATGATGTTAACGCAATAATAACAGATACAGAGGTAACAGAAGTATCAGCTAGTAGATTAGATTACAATGTAATATTAGATGCTGAATCAAGTCAATCAAAACTATTAGAAGTTGATGTATTAAATAGTGAAATTATTGGATTAGACCCAGATGGATTAGCAAAAAATGGATTCGGATTAGGACCAGCAAAAAATGGTTTTATTCTTAGAACTACAAGAGATAAGTTTAATAATTACAAAAAAGAAAAACTTAGAGTTTGGGTTGTTAAAAAAGAAAAGAAATTTAAACAAAAAGTACAATTAAATCCGTTGGATAGTTCATTAGGTACAATTGTATCGGAATCAGCGGTAAGAACAAAAACAATAATATCATTCACTTCACCATCTGGTTCATTAGCAAATTCAGTTGGTACTGTTGACCCAGACGGAACTATAGTACAAGTAACTGCATTAAATGGTTACTTACCAACCCACCATAGAAATACATCCGATTTGACAACAGGAATGGAAAATTTATATTTTAAGGGTTGTAAACAAACACAAGCTACAACATTAGATGGAACTCCTCCAGTAGAGGTATTTACTACTAATCCTAACACTCTAAAAGTATCAGATAGTGGTAGAGGAAGTGGTGAACCGATATTAGAGATAGAATAATTTATTTATTTTTTAGAAAAGTTATATTTATATATTGTAAACATATAGGGAATAAACAATTATGGCATATTTAGATAACACAGAAATTACAGTCGATGCTATCCTCACCAAAAAGGGTAGAGAGAAGCTCGCAACGGGTGAAGGTCTTAATATTACGAGATTTGCTTTAGGTGATGATGAGATAGATTATGGTTTATACGAACCAGCTCATCCTAAAGGTTCTGCATTTTATGATGCAGCTATTAAAGCAATTCCAATATTAGAAGCATCACCAGATGAAACACAAACATTAAGATATAAATTGGTAACTTTACCAAAAGGAACAACTAAAATTCCAAAAGTAGAATTTGGTGTACCTTCTATCTCTGTTAATCAGGATAGTGGTGAAGTATCATTAAGTCCAACTACATCTCCATCAGGAAATACAACTGCAGGATATACAGTTGTTTTAGCGAATAAGAACGCTGGTACTGTTGTAGGTAGTGGATTATCAGTTTCAGCAGGTTCGGTACCTGTATTCTTAGGCGATGAGGTAACAACTACAGCAGCCGTAGAAGCAGGGTTAAAGTTTACATTTATTCCTAATCCGAATATAACTGAAACAATAAAAACAACAATAACGGTATATGGTAACGAAACAGGTGGTTCACAAACTATTCCTGTAACAATAACATATGTAACAACTTAAAGAGGGTAATTAATTATGGCAGAAATAGCAGGACAACAAGGAGCAGCGTTAACTAATGAGTTAGCACAGTATCTACAAAACGCCGATGGTGATGTCTCTTCTGAAGAATTAGCTGGTATTATAAACGAATACCTTAGTGGTGGTGACCAGCTAGTAGCAGATGCAGGAAGCATTGGTTCTGGAATTTACAAAAGATTTAGTGAATTTGACCAGATAACAGGTAAAGTTGAAGTTGTAACAACAGGTCTTTGGTCTGGTGATACAGGTTCATTAGCAGAACACCATACGGGTTCTCAGGCACAATCATCTTCAGGTGATTATTTTTACAACATTTTTCAAACAGCATCTGTTGGAGACCAAGAATTACAATACGCAGTAGCATACGGACACATTAGTGGTAGTGGTTCAGTTGCCCTCTCAACTAACGATAACGCTAAATTCCCAACTAAAGCAACATATATGCAGTATCGTTCTTATCTATTAGGACAAGAAGATTCTCACTTTACATTCGCATCCGCTTCAGGTACAGGCCATAATACTGAAGATTTCTTTGTGATTAATGTAGCAAGAGCAAGATATAAAGAACAATTAGATGCTGGTAACTGGTCACTTAAATTAAGTGGTTCAAGAGGAGCTATTACACTTATCGATGATAGTGGTAAGAAGTTCTCAGATACAGTTGGTAAAACAGGTAGAGTATTTGATGTAGTAAGTGGTTCACTTAACTTAGGTTCTTCAGCAGAAGCAACTATAGATAGTAGATATACATCAGGTTCTACAGATGGTAATTCATTCTCAGTAGGACAAGGATATGGTATTTTCTATCCAGACCAAGGAATTATTATACTGAATCCTGGCGCAATAGAAGCAGAGATTGGATTCTCTCATCATACAGGTTCAAGTGTAACATTCTCAACAACTGGTTCAAACTTTACTGGGGTAGATGCTGATAAAAAAGCACATCACTGGATATACGCAGCTATTAAGAATGGAAAAGATTTCGAAGCAAGAAGAACTGAGAATGTTTCTACATCACATTATTTTGTTAGAGCAAATAACAGAGAGTTTAACTTCTCTAACAACCCAACATTCGTAAGTGGTTCAGATAACGCATTCGCTATCTCATCTTTTAAAAGAGACCCAAGAGTTTACATTACAACGATTGGATTATATAACAATGCAAACGAAATGTTAGCAGTAGCTAAAACATCACAACCGATTGCAAAATCGTTTGATAAAGAAGTATTAGTGAAAGTTAAATTAGATTTTTAAACCGTAGGCACACATTTCAAACAAAGTAAGAACCTCATCAAAAGTGAGGTTTTTCTTTTTGTGATATTTATATAGAGGAGTAATATATCATATGTTTAAAGAAATACCAGCAGAGAACGCAAATTTAAGACCATTTAGAACTCACAAAAATTATATACTTGGTGAGAATGATATTTCTGTTTATAAAGCAACCTCAGCATCTGTAGATGATTTTGATTTAAATTCAATACCTGCATTCGATAATAATCTTCTATTTGACCCAATCAATGAATCCAAAACTAATGATTTTTATCAAAGAGCATTATATCAATCTACATTAGCAAAATATTATCATCCTGATACAAAACAATCTCCAATTATGGGAGGTGGTAGAATATCAAAGTTTGCTTATGGAAATCAAAGAACATTAGGTAAATCAATTGAATTACTACCAGTATCACAATCACAATTTGGTGAAGAAATAAAACCAGGTTCTATAGAATTATATGTAAACACACCAGTAGTAGAATCTAAAGTAATCAAAGTTGTAGATGATGGTTTTGGTAATTTAGTAGAATCTAATAGAGCAGCTCAAATAATAAAATTAGATAATGAAACAGGTGAAATCATATTTGGTAACTTTGATGGAGATAGATGGGAAGGTACTACAGATTTAACAAATTTTGAAAGTGGTTCATTAAATGTATTAACAATTACACCAATTGGTTCAGCAGATAGCAGAGCAACTGCTATAGCACCAGTATCTATTCTTACAATGGATTTTGAGTGTGGGATAATTAGATTTGAAGATGATGATAACCCATTTGGTTTAATCACAAATTGGCCAGAATATATTGTAGGAAATGTATTCTATTCAGATGGATTAATTGTGATGAATGATGCAAATTGTCTTGGATTGGGTAATGGATTTACTTTAAAATATAAAGCAACACATACTATTTATGAGTATGAATATTTTTTAGAAGTTGGTGATTGTGAATTTAACTATTCTCAAAACCCAACAGCAGTTACTGTTTTTAAAAGTGGTTCTTATAATTTCGAAACAACACCTGTAGTAAGAGGTGTACCAGGTAAAACAGTTAAAATAACAGATATCTATAGTATAGATAGAAAACCATACTATAGTGGTTCGGTTACATCATCAGTTACTAACGAATATATTAGTGGTAGTTGGGATGATTATTGGGAATCAGGTTCAACCGATTTGACTGGTTCTTATTTAGCACCATTTATAACTACAATTGGATTATATGATGAAAACAAAGAAATGTTAGCAGTAGCTAAATTACCTAAACCAATAAAAAATCTACCAGACTATCCAGTTAACTTCTTGGTTAGAATTGATGTTTAATGAAAAAACTTATATTTATATAAAAGAGGAAAAATTATGGCTTCAATACTTGACTTATTTAAAGCTTCTGAGTTTTCAAAATTAGGAAAAGACTCAAAAGATAAAACCCCTATCTCAGTAGATGGTGGTAAGGATATATCTAAACCAGCAAACTTAGAAAAAGCTAGAGGCGGCAAACTGAATTTAAAAAAATATTCTGATTCAGTTGAATACTAAAATTTTTGACTATGCCAACATGGAAATATGGCGGTAAACTCATTACCGAAATTTCCGATATGCCTGAAGATTCTATAGGATTTATATATAAAATCCGTAAAAAAATAACAGGTGAATTTTATATCGGGAGAAAATCTTTGTACGCACACCGAACACTACCACCACTAAAAGGTACAAAGAGAAAAAGAAAGGTGGTAAAAGAATCAAACTGGAAAGAATACCAATCATCACATGCTGAAGTAAAGAAGTGGGATGGTGATGATATTGAAAAATTCATCTTACGATTCTGTAAAACAAAGAAAGCAATGACTTATTATGAGTTAGAAGAACAGATAAAACACAATGTTTTATATGAATCTCATTGTTTTAATGATAATATTTTAGGAAAATTCTTTAGAAAAGATTTGGAAAATTGAAAAATTTTTCGTATATTTACATCGTATATTGTATATTTTACAAAAATAATGCCTTATGAATGATATTTTTAAAGGACCTGTTTACGATTTTTTAGTAAATAAGAGCATTAATAATAAAGGTGATTGGGGTGGTAATGGTGGTACTTTAGATGCATCAACACCTCAAAATTTGGAAAACTCTAAAAAAGGTAATACTTTTATGAGAGAGTTCTTACAAAGTATATCACCAAAAAATATTATTGAAACTGGAACAAACTATGGTTCATTCAGTTTTACTTGCTATGAAACACTTTCTGATTTTAATTTATACACTTGTGATAATTATGATTTAGATGGAAGTGGATGTCCATCAGAAGAGTGTATTGATTTCATAAACAATCACTATAATGATAATAAAGTAAAATATTATAACAAAACATCTTGGGATTTTTTAGATGAAATAAAAAAACTTAATATAAAATTTGATTTAGCATGGTTAGATAGTGACCATCAATACAGATTTTTAAAACAAGAATTAGATACTGTATCTACTATGGGTGTAGAATATATTATGGTTGATGATTTTTGGTATGAAAGAGATATACAAATGGCTGTATTTGATTTTCTAAAAGAAAATAAAGAATATAGATTTCATTCGTTTAGTAACATTAGAGAAGAAATTGGTTCAATAACGATATTACAAAAAACAGGAAAAAACCAAAGTTTACATTATGAGTCTGACTCAGAGAGATAAATCAGTTGTAATAAATATTTTAGATGAGGTTTTAGGAGTGGGTACATCTTTAAAAGGAGATGAGCAAGCACATCATTGTCCATTCTGCCATCACCATAAGAAAAAGTTACAAATAAATTTAAATACACAAAAGTGGCATTGTTGGGTATGTGATGCAAAAGGTAAAAAGATTCAAACTCTTTTAAAACGGCTGCATGTTGATTCTAAACGAATCAAAAAAGTTTATGAAATATATGGAGATGATTACATTGTTTCCAAAACTACCGATGAAGAAAAGGTAGAACTAAGGTTACCATCAGAATTTAAATCTTTGTTAACAAAACCAAAAGGTTTAAATCCATTGTATAAAAAGGTGGTACAATATGCAAAGGATAGGGGAATCACTAAAGAAGATATTATTAGATATAATATTGGTTATTGTGATAGTGGTATTTATACCAATCGTATTATTATCCCTTCCTATGATGTGGATGGTAGACTCAATTACTTCATCGCACGCTCTGTATATGTTGAGGAAAAGTTTAAATATAAAAATCCGCCAGTTTCGAAAAATGTTACAATATTCGAAAACCAAATAAATTGGAAACAACCCATTACACTTTGTGAAGGAGTTTTTGATGCGATGAGTATCAAACGAAATGCTATTCCCCTTCTGGGTAAGTTTATTCCAAAAACACTAATGGATAATATCTATAAAAAAGGTGTAAAGGAAATCAAAATATTATTAGATAAAGATGCACAAGACCAAGCTCTTTACTATGTAAATTATTTTATGAATAACGGAATCACAGTTACAAATATTTTACCTACAGAAAAAGATGCTGGAGATATGGGATTTACGGAAGTAAACAAAATGTTAAAACAAACAAAGAAAAGTGGGTTTGAAGATATCGTAACTCAGAAATTGATGGGAATATAAATTATGGAATCAGTAGACTATAATAATGTTAGAGAAAGTACAGTAGAAAGATTCTTTAATAAATACAAACTAATAGTATGTTTGCATGAAAGCGATTTAGATAAAGAATATCCTTTAGATATAGTTTTAAATGGTAATAAACATAGACCTATTGTTTTAGATTGCGTTACTTATGATTTACTAATAGATGATAAATTATATCAAACTGCATTAGATAACGGAGCAGATTTTATAGTAACATCAAACTTGTATCACGTAGGAAAACCAAACCATATATTATATGATAATAAACTTTATCAAAGTATATTTTATTTAGATAGAAAAGAATATTTTAAAGATTTAATAGAAAGAAGTTTTAAATTTTTAAGATTAAAAAAATTTACATTTTTGGCTAATCATATTAGATTTGAAAGATTAGAAATATTTGATTGGTTATACAAAAAAGGTGTATTAAATGATGGTATTATAAATATGCCGAATCTAAATGGTGTATCTGAAGATGAAATCAATTATTGTCTAACTGATGAACAAAAAGAAAAATACTTAGAATATAATTATGATTTTTTACCAATTAATGCAGATTTAGTTCCAAAGGAAACATTTACTGAAGATGCAAAACATCAAAAATGGTATGGTGGAGATAAAGGATGGGCAGATGTAGATGATTATGGGGAATCATATAATCCAATGTTGTACTTAAACTCTTACTTTGAAATACTATCAGAGACATACTACTATACACAAAATGTAAGATTGGATGAAGGTCAAAAAGTTAATCAAATTTCGGAAAAAACATTAAAACCAATAATGCATTGTTTACCTCATTTTTGTTTAACACAAAAAGATTATTATAAAAAATTACAAGAATATGGACTTACATTTAAAAGTGAGATATTTAAATCAGTTTGGGAATTTGATTCAATGGAAGCTGGATATGAAAAAACAAAAAAGTTTTTAGAAGCAAATGAGTGGTTATTTAATTTAACAAGAAAAGAACTACATACATTATATGTTAGTGCTTACTCAGAATTACATCACAATAAAAGGACACTACTTAAAAATTTCTCAATTAATGGTAAGATTGCATATACCACACCAAATTTAAATACTGAATGAAAAATATATTATCATTAGGTTGTAGTTGGATGCGAGGATTTCCTGAAGATAGAAGGGAAGAAAGAGCATTAGGATACTATTTGGGTAAAGAATTAAATTTAATTCATTTAAATGGTGCTATATCATCGGGTGGTAATGATTTGATATTTGATAACTTTTTAAATATTCAAAACAATACACTTAATTTAGCATTATACGATTCAAAAGGAGAATCGGTTTCACCTAATAACACATTTGTTGTTATTGGATTAACTGAACCAGCTAGAAGAAGTGTTTGGTGGGAAGGTAAATGGGGGCCAACATTTAGACCTTATTCTGATGATTATTGTGATTTTAAATTACCAACAGAAGTAAACTATTATTTTTCGCAAGAAGAAATAATTTACTATAATAATATAAAAAATATAATTACACTTTACAATTATTTAAAAGCTAATAATTATAAGTTTGTAATTTTACAAGGATTAAAAAACTACTTTCACACTATGAATAAGTTTGTTAATGTAAAAGAACCAACATTTTTCAATACCTTAAAAGATGAGTTTTTAAAAATTAAAAATTCAAAAGAATGGATAAAGGAATGTTATAGGGATTGGATAGTAAGTAATTCTAAAAATATAGTTTGGGCTGATAATGAAAAAAAAGTAATAGATTATTCAGAATTGCTGAGACTTGATAAACATCCAACTGAGCTGGGAGCTGAATCCTTTGCTAAGTATTTAATAGAAACATATAGTGAAAAGTTTGGAATTAAAATATGATTTACACTTTAGAAGTAAATTTTGGTGATGGGATTTATGTTCAATTAAATGAAATTTTACATAAAGCTGGTATTAAGTTTGAAACCTTAGTATATGATGTAGGAAATGAATTACATTCGGTTTCAATAGATAATAATATTTTCGATTTTGTACAATCAAAAGTAACAAAAGATGATACTTTGATTATTGAATCATCTTACTTTTTTAGCTCTACTAAAGAAGATTTTGATTTTAGTAAATTAGATTCTTTACCATGCAGAACTTTTGTTTTACATTCAGAGAGTCGTTTTATAGATAAATCAAATGTTTTTAATCCACATTATGATTTAGATAATGTAGTTATAAACTCACCAAACTTTTACCTACTTAATTTTGGATTATCAAAATACAGATGGTTAATCCATACATTATTTGAAAGATATAGAAATATGTACAGAGATAAAATTTTCTATTGTACAAATGGTGTTTTTAAAGGACATAGAACATTACTTTATAGTTTACTAAAAGAAAACAATATTTTAGGTAGTACTTACTATTCATATCAAGGTTATAGTAATTTGGATGAGGATTATGAAACACATTTTAAAAATATAGATGTAAGAAATCCAATAACGGAAAAATATTTTGAATCATTAAAAAAAGAATTACCGATTGTATTAGATTATGATTGGCATGGAAAGGTAGACCAAGCATCAGTAACATTACCATACACAACAAATTCATACATCTCATTAGTTTGTTGTACAAACTATCAACAAACAAAAGAAATCTATACATCTGAAAAAATATTTAAACCATTCTTTTCATTTCATATACCAATATTTTTTGGAGAAAGAGGATTATATAGTGTTCTAAAAAAACTTGGATTTTATTTATTTGATGATTTGATAGATTTATCATTTGATAACATTCAAGATAATGGAGAACGATTTTATATGGCGTTTGACCAAGTTTATCATATAAACGGAATGGGTAAAAAAGAATTACATAACTACTATAGTAAAAAACACAATGAACTATTACATAACTTTAATTTATTAAAAAAGTTAAGTGATGCTCAATTGGAAAATTTAAATAAATTAATTTATGATAATAAATAAAATTTATCACTTAGCAGATTTACACATTAGAAATCTGAAGAGACACAAAGAATACAGAGAAGTATTCAATAAATTTTTAAAACAAGTAAAAGAAGATAACATAGAAGATTCTATGATTTATCTTGCTGGTGATATTGCTCATGCTAAAACTGAGATGTCACCCGAACTCGTTCAAGAAATCAGTTGGTTTCTGACCGAGTGCTCTAAGCTTAGAGAAACTGTGTTAATCACTGGAAATCATGACTGTAACTTAAATAATAACTATAGATTAGATGTACTCACACCTATTATCGAAAACCTTGGAAATCCTCGGATTCATTATCTTCGTGATACTGGCGTTTACAATATCCATAATCTCACTTTTGTTGTGTATTCTATACTTGATAGGAAGGAAAATTGGCCTAAAGGAGATACCATTGATGGAGAACATAAAATATGTCTTTTTCACGGACCGGTAAACGATTCTAAAACTGATGTTGGATATATTGTATCATCCAACTCATTCACCGAAGAAATGTTCGATGGATTTGATATGGCTCTATTAGGAGATATTCACAAAAGACAAACTATTGGAGGAAACCATATCGCATATGCTGGTTCTATGATTCAACAAAATCATGGTGAATCGTTAGAAAAGCACGGATACTTACTATGGGATGTACCAACTCGTACATTCGAAGAATTTAACATTCCTAATGATTACGGATTCTACACTTTAGATGTAGACAATGGAGTGGTGCCTGATGTGGATGATATGCCTAAGAAACCTCGATTAAGAGTTAGGATATCAAATACTGACCCATCACAAATCAAAAGGGCTATAACTCAAATAAAGAAAAAGTATAAAGTTCAAGAGTTCACTGTAACTCGGATGGATACTTTAACCAAACAAAAAGTTGGTGAGTTTGATTCCAACTTAACAATTGGTAATGTTAGGGATGTTGAATTACAAAACGAACTCATCAAAGGGTACTTAGAAAGGCAGTACTTAGCAGATGATGATACGATAGATAAGATTCAGCAAATCAACAGAGATATCAATACCAAACTTACAGATGATGATGTAACTCCTAATATACAATGGATACCACAATCATTTGAGTTTACTAATATGTTCTCATATGGTGAGGATAACAAAGTTGATTTTACTAAAACAAAAGGTATCGTTGGTATATTCGCTCCCAATGCTAGTGGTAAATCAGCTCTCTTTGATGCATTATCCTTTTGTGTATATGATAAGACAAGTAGAACTTATATTGCTAAGAACATACTTAATAATCGTAAAACACACTTTAGATGTAAACTACACTTCCAAATAGATGAGATAGATTACTACATAGAAAGAAGAGCAAAGTTAATCAACCACGGAAGAAATCTAAAAGTAGATGTAGATTTTTGGAGTGATGAGAATGGACACATAACTTCACTTAATGGTGAACAACGAAAAGATACAAACAAAATCATCATACAATACTTAGGTAAGTATGAGGATTTCGTACTTACTACTTTATCACTACAAGGTGATAATGCACTATTCATTGATAAATCACAATCCGAAAGAAAGGAGATATTAGCTCAATTTATGGGAGTAGATATCTTTGATAAACTATATGGATTGGCAAGTGATGAGAACAGAGATAACGCTTCACTTATCAGAAAATTCAAGAGTGATGATTTTACGACCCGACTCGCCGACATCGAAAACAATCTTAAATCTTCTATTGAGGAGTATGGGGAAATGGAAAAGGAACAAGATACTGCTAAGAGTAAAGAAGAAGATTTACAAAACCAAATTGTAAGATTAAATGAAAAGATTGTAAAGTTAAATGCTGATAGTGGTGTATCGATTGAAGATTTAGAAAAAAGATTAAAAATTCTACAAAAGAAAAAAGATAAGATACACACCGATAAAGATTCGATACAAAATAGAATAACCCAAAGAGAAGAACTACAAATAACGCTAGAAGAGATTTTAGATAAGTTTGATGAGGAAGTATTAGAAGAGGGAATGGGTTCTTTAAATGAAGCAAAATTAGAATCAGGTAAGGTTAAATCTGATTTAGATAAAATAGAAATAAAATTAGATTCTCTATATGAAAGAAAACAACATTTGGATTCACACAAATATAATGAACAATGTGATATCTGTATGGAAAATTCACAAACTATTTTAGAGCAAAAAGAAAAAGTAGATAAAGAATTAGATGAAAAGGAATCAGAAAACAAACAATTAAAATCTAAACTATCTGAAATAGAAATTAAAATAGATTCTTTAAAAACTTTAGAAGAAGAGTGGAAGAATTTCAATGAAGCTAAAGAAAAGGAAGATAAGATTGATAGAGAGATATCTCAACTTATTAACAAGTTATCAACAATTGAAACTGAAGAATTTAAGAATTCTACCCAACTCGCTCAACAAGAACAACTTATTGAGGAATATTATAAGAATGAAAAACAGATTAAGAAAAATAAAGAAGTAAGAGATGAGATTGTGGATGTTCGTTCTGATTTAACAAATATCAAACAAATAATCAGAAATAACAATACGGATATTTTAAGGATGAATGGTACAATATCTGCTCTTCAAAATCAAAAAGAAACAATTGAAGATAGAATTAAAGAGGTAAAGGATTTAGAAGAAACACATAACCTATTTGAATATTATCTTAATTCTTTGGGTAGAGATGGTGTATCATATGAGTTGATACAAAAAGCACTACCAATGATTGAAGGTGAAGTAAATAATATCTTAGGACAGATTGTTGACTTTGGAATGCAGTTAGAGATGGATGGTAAGAATGTTAACGCATTTATCGTTTACGATGACCAGAAGTGGGGATTAGAGATGTGTAGTGGTATGGAAAGGTTCATATCAGGTTTAGCGATTAGAATCGCTCTAATCAATGTTTGTAACCTTCCAAGACCTAACTTCTTAGTAATTGATGAAGGGTTTGGTACATTAGATAATGAAAATTTAACATCTCTTTATATGTTATTCGCATATTTAAAGACACAATTTGATTTTGTTATGATTATTTCACATATCGATTCTATGAGGGATGTTGTTGATAGTTTAGTGGAGATTAAAAAAGTCAATGGATTTAGTAATGTAAAGTATTAATATGAGTAGATTATTTACATATGGTTGTTCATTTACGCAAGGTATGTGGGAATTTGATGAATCATCAAGTGGTCCTGATGAATATAAAGGAGTGGGCACATCACATGAATTTGAATACAATACTAAAAAAAATTGGGTAAGATTACTTGGAGAAAGTTTAGATTTGCATGTTGAAAACAAAGGATTTGAAGGAAGTGGTGTTTTATATGCTATTCATTGTATTCATAGAGATATGTTTATGTATAACGAAAATGATGTAGTAATTATACAACTAAGTTATGGGGAAAGAAAATTTTCTCATTTACATAGATTTTTACCACCACATTCTCACCAAAAACAAAAAGAGTGGTTAGAAAAAACACCCGAATGGATTGGTGCGGATGATACATTTCGTTTGGAGTCTTGGTATTTACGAAGTATTTTTGAAACACTACAGAAATTAAAAGTAAAAGTTTTCTTTTGGACTACACAAGAATTACCATCTGAATATGATTTAAATCAATATGAACATCTAAGATTAACATTTGATGAAACTCCACATTATTTAAATTGGATAGAACCCAAAAAAGAAATGTATTACGATTATGAATGGAAAGGAGATGGGGCAGTAGATTTTCACCAAAATGAAGTATCACATCAAGCTCAAAGTTTAATTTTTAAAAGACAAATAAAACAATGCGAATAGTAGTAACAGGTGGTTTAGGATTTATAGGTTCTTCGTTTGTAGATTTATGTAAAAATTTAGGATACGAAGTTTTAGTTGTTGACAAAGAAACATACGCAGCTAATATAGATTGGTTAGCAGATGATACTGATTGTATAATAGATGATATATGTAATACCACCGAATTTGATTTAGAAGAATATGATTATTTAGTAAACTTCGCAGCAGAATCTCATGTAGATAATTCAATTAAGGATGGTAAACCTTTTGTAAAAACAAATGTAGAGGGAACTTATAATCTTTTAGAATTAGCAAGGAAGAATAAAAACCTAAAAAAGTTTGTACAAATATCAACTGATGAAGTTTATGGTGATTTGGATATGTTGAATATAGATGCATCATTCGAACAAAACTTTTTATATCCTTCATCATATTATTCAGCAACCAAAGCATCTGCTGATATGTTAGTATATAGTTGTGGGCATACTTATGGATTACCATATATTATAACTCGTACTTGTAATAACTTTGGTATTAGACAACACAAAGAGAAGTTCATCCCTACAATTATCAATTCAATTAAAAATGATAAACCAATACCTGTATATGGTGATGGTAAACAAATCAGAGAATGGATTTGGGTTGAAGATAATGTAAAACAAATATTAAAATTAATGTTAGAGCCAGATACAGGTACTTTTAATATTGGTAGTGGAGATTGTTTACAAAACATAGATATAATTAAACATATAGGGGATTTGATTGGAAAAGAACCAAAATATGAATTTGTTAAGGATAGATTAGGACACGATAGAAGATATACTTTGGATACTGATTTTGTCAAACCCAAAATAACAAAAACTTTATTTGAATATTTGGAGGAGAGAATATGAAAAATTGGAAACCATTTGTAAAATACAACGATAAATTTTTAGATGCTATAAGCTGGTTTATGAAGGTAGGTGGAATATCATTATTTCCATTTATAATTTTAAGAGAACAATATAGAGATGGCAATGAGTTTTGGATAAAAAGAGGAAAGAAAACTATTAATCACGAAACAATACATTTTCAACAAGCTTTAGAATTAGGAGTGATTCCATTTTATATTTTGTATGTTTTGGAATGGATACTAAAATTACCAATCTATGGTAGTAAAGCATATTACAATATTTCATTTGAAAGAGAAGCTTATGATAACGATGATGATTTGATGTATTTAGAAATAAGAAGAAGATATAATTGGATAAAAAGGATTTTAAAATGATTGGAATTATAGGACAGGGTTTTGTTGGTAATGCGATTTACCAAAAATTTAAAAATTACTTTGAAGTATTAACTTTTGATTTGGATTCAAAATTATGTAATAGTACTTTAGAGAATATATGCGATAGATGTGAAACTATTTTTATATGTTTACCAACACCAATGAATGAAGATGGTAGTTGTTGTACAAATATTGTAGAAGATGTTTTAAAAGATATAGAAATACTTACATCATTTGAACAAAAAGAAAAAACGATTGTTTTAAAATCAACTGTATCACCTGGTGTAACAAAGAAATGGAATACTGAATTTAACTTTCTAAACATCGTATTCAATCCAGAGTTTCTAACAGAAGCAAATGCAGTAAATGATTTTGAAAATCAAAGTAGAATTATTTTAGGTGGACCAAGACCACAAACAACAAAACTAAAACAAATATATTCAAAAGTATTTCCAAAAGCACATATAATCAAAACAGATTCAACACACGCTGAAATGGTAAAATATCTTACAAACTCTTTTTTAGCTACTAAGGTATCTTTTGCAAATGAAATTTACCAAATATGTGATAAGTTAAAAATAGATTATGATAAGGTAGTAGAGTACGCTGTGTTAGATGATAGATTAGGAAAATCTCATTGGGCAGTGCCTGGTCCTGATGGTGATTTTGGTTTTGGAGGACATTGTTTACCAAAAGATTTATCAGCACTTATTCATATAGCTATGCAATTAAATACAGAAACTAATGTTTTGAACGCAGTTGAAGAAACAAATGATGTTGTGAGACAAAACAGAGACTGGGAGGATATGAAGGGTAGAGCAGTTATTTAATAACAATTCTACTTTTACATATTTATATGTATGGCAATCATAAAAAGATATTCACCATTACAAAATCTTAAAAACTTTGATGTTTTTATCGAGGATAATAATCCTGATTCACAATATTTTAATATAACTGAATTAGGAAAAACATTAACTGGTGGTAAAAATGCTTTCTTATTTGATGGTAGTCCTTTTTTTGTAAAAGGTACAAAAGTTAGATTTGAAGCTACCGATGTTGATGGTAATCCTTTATTCATAGAACCAGGAAGGCAAGGAGATAGAACATTCAGAGAAGGAACATCTATTGTGATGGCTATTCATGTTTATGATGATACTCCAATAGGAATTGGTACTTTAACAATACTAGCAGAATTAGAAACTTATATAGATGCAAATGGTGTTGAAAGAAATATACCTGATGAGTTTAGAGGAACATTTAATGCTAGGTACACTCAGAACTTTAAGATTAATCCTAAAATACCAAATTCAACCCAAGTAAGATTTTTTAAAAGACCAACATTTACTGTAACTGAAATAGAAAAGCAGTTATTAATTAAAACTAATATGAGTCTTAGTAAATCAGGTAGTATAATTGGTATACCTGAAGTACCTGATACTGGTTCTGATTTTTCTACTTGGACAGCCCCATCACAATATAGAATCAAATTACAAGAAGGAAATAAATTTACACAATCAATGGATGAAAATACAACATTGGTTGTTAGTGATTTAGGATACTCATCTTCAGTATTAGAAGTATTGAACGAAGATGAGATGTTAGTAAGAAAACCTTATCTAAAAGATAATATAGTTAATGAATTCACACCAGTATCATATTCTATGGATTTTGAATCTGTTGAAGATGCAACTGTAAATACTGGTTCAAATGTTATTGCATCATATGCAGAAATAAGATTAGAAAATCTAAAAACATTTACTGGTGATGTAGCTAGAATAAAAATATTTAGAAAATCAAGAAATGATTTAGGAGATTTCCAAGTTGTACAAGAAAATAAATTAGATGCTACTGAATTATTAAGAGATTTTTCTGTACCAAATAGAACAGTAATTAATTATGGTAAATTAAGAAGAGAAAATATAGTATCTGAAGCAGGAGATGTTTATTATACAACATCATCTGGTGTATTGATTCATAATAAACACTTAATAAACGCATTAGATATTGGTGCAAATCAATCAATAGAATCAGCTGGTACTATTGGTGAATTTGAAATAGTAAGTGGTTCAGAATATTCATTTAGTTATGTAACTAGGTATTCAGGTTCTGGTGCTACATCTGATTCAGATTCACTTAGATTTTTATTGGTAACATCATCAAATAACACTGGTACTCCAATATACACATCTCAATCAATTGATTTAGTTACTGGTTCTACTGAGTTAAATCCAAGTGGTATTAGTAATCATAATAGAGTTGTTAAAAACTTTGATGCATTAGTTAGTGGTAAATGTCAAATTAGAGTAGAAGCGGATACAGATACATCTACAGGAAGATTTTTATTTAGTAAATTATCATTAAAGAATGCTGAAGAATCTTCATATTCACCTGATGAATATACTGCTATCGTAGATATACCAAGAAAGAACCCAACAGAACAATTTGATTTTAGAGTGGAGTTTTATGATATTAATAATAACTTCATTCCAATCAAAGTAGAACAAAGTGTACCATTTACAAAAGGTAATCAATCAAGAATTTTAGAAACAGCAGTAAATGTTTCAGCTTCAGGTGTAGCTGATGCTGGTGATATATTAAGTGTAGATGGTGGGGTAGTACAAATAGCTAGTACAAATATTCAATCATCAACTATTGCTGGTTTAGGAGACCCAACTGTATTTCAAGCTTTAGTAGCAGATGCTACATCATCACTTGAAACTAAAACAACACAATTATCAGTAGCTACGGCTTCGTTGGAATCCCAAACAACACAATTATCAATATCAACTGCATCACTTGAAGGTACAGCAATCCAACTAAACGCTGAAACCGCTTCTTTACAACAGAAACACACCGCATTAGCAACCGAAACCGCTTCATTACAAGCTGAAACCGCTTCACTAAAACTAGCTACTTCTTCTTTAGAACTAACAACTGCTTCAATTGAAGCTCAGACTGCTTCATTACAATTAGCTACTGCTTCTTTAGAACAAACAACCGCTTCGTTAGAAGCAACTACTGCTTCATTGGTAGACCAAACAACACAACTAGCTACTGAAACGGCATCATTACAAGCTAAGCATGATGTAATAAAAACTACAACTGCTTCATTAGAAGCAACTACTGCCTCATTACAAGCTACATCCGCTTCATTATTAATAAGTGCATCTGAAAATAGAGTTATAGACCCAACTACTGGTAAGATTATAAGAAGTACAAGTCCAAGTGGAACTGGTTTATTTATTAACGATACCGCGTTAGGATACGCTTCATCGGGTACTTTAAAAGCATTTTTAGATTCAAGTGGACAATTCTTCTTATCTGGTTCGGGTGGAAATAAATTACATTGGAATGGTACAGAATTACAAATAGTAGGTGATTTAACAGCAAGTACAGGTAACATTGGAGGATTTACATTAGATGATAATAAATTGATAGGATTTGTAAATGCTGGTGCTACAAAAGCAGTTCAATTAGATTCTGGTCAATCTGGTGATTGGACTTTTGATGGTGATGATGTTGGTGGATTCTTATTAACCACATCTGGTAGTGGTGATGTAGATAGTATAGTAAATAATGTATGGGTAGCTGAACCCAATCAAAAGAAATTTTACTTTAGAGTAGGTAGTGATACCCAATTTATTAAATTTCAACAAAGCGATAATGTAGCTACTGGTGGTTTAGAAATAAGTGCATCTAACTTTTCTGTTAGTGGTTCTGTAGTTGAAGCAAAAAATGCTTCATTTGACCAGGTGAGTATTGCATCTACAGATAATGTATTTTCTGTATCACCGGCGGGTAGGATGATTGCAAAAAATGCAGATATTGAAGGGGATATAAGTGCAAGTGGTGGTAGTATTGGTGGATTTACAATTCAAGGTGACCAATTACTTGGTAGTGGTTCAAGTACAGGACAACTCATTTTAGATGGTTCAGGAACACCAAAGATAAGATTCGTTTCTTCATCTGTTGATATTGTAACTTTAAGTTCACAAAATAGTTTATCTCCAATTGTTATAGGAGATGCACCTAGTATGTTAGGTTCATCCTTTACTTCACAGAATGCTAGTGAGACTGAAACTGGGGTTGATTTCTTTGGGCACTCAGTATCACTTACACAATCACCATCAATAAAGGCTGAAGCTATATCTGCAGGCAGT